CTGACAACATGCGGGATGCTGATATCTCAAAGTATCTGCAGTACTGCATTGAGTTAGCTCTTACACCTACACGTCATGAGATAACAGCTAGAAGAATGGGAGCCTCGCGAGTAGTACGCTTGGCCAAGAGGGATTACGCTCACCCAATCCTAAGCTTCACACAATGGTTGTGGGGACTGGGTGCCGCCAAGTTGACGGCATAGGGGGGCCTAGTTGAAGGGCGGGGGATGACGGCCACCTACACACCAATGAGGATACCGTCCCTGGTGATACGCCCTAAGGCTGGGATCCCCAAGGAGCGCCGGTTTGTAGGTTTGTCCGGGTGGCGCGGGCCTGTGAGGCTTGGTGTCCACAACCACAACCTGACTAACGTGTTGAGAGCGCTGACCGAGAGGGTGTACTATGTCAGTACCAGCAATGGACTACAGCCACCCCCAAAGCCAGCCAAACATGCGTATGAGAGGCTTAATCCACTACGGAAGCGCCTGCTGCGCCATTGCCACTGCCGCCCCTGGTCTCGTGATGAGTTCATTCTCTCATACAAGGGCGCCAAGCAACAGCGAATGCGGCAGGCCGTCGAAACCCTGTCCCTCCGGGGTGTGCAACGCACAGACGCTCATCTACGTACGTTTGTCAAGGCCGAGAAGGTTAACACCACATCAAAGCCTGACTCTACACCCAGGCCAGTGCAACCCCGCACACCTGAGTTCAACGCGGCCGTGGGACCATATTTGAAAGCTGCAGAGCATCCGATCTATGCGGCGTTGGCGGAATTATGGGGAGGCCCTACCGTCATGAAGGGATACAACGGGGAACAAGTTGCAGGGCATATTGTCCAGGCATGGGGCGAGTTCAACTGCCCTGTAGCCATAGGACTTGATGCCAGCAGATTTGACCAGCATGTCTCCAAAGACTGCCTTGAGTTTGAGCATTCTGTTTACAACCAGCTCTTCAACTCGGCGGAACTACGTGAGTGGCTCACATGGCAAGTCAAGAACATTGGAAAGGCCTACACCCCTGACGGTGTGGTGTCGTACTTTGTCGAGGCGTGCCGTATGAGTGGTGACATGAACACTGCCCTAGGGAACTGCCTCATCATGTGCTTGCTAGTCCTGCTCATGGTTGAGGAATCCAAGGTGCGTGCTCGGCTGATCAACAACGGTGATGATTGCACATTGATCCTGGAGAAAGCCGACTTGTATCGGCTGCCGAACATCAAGAAATGGTTCCTCAAATTCGGATTCAACATGAAGCAAGAGCCCACAGTGTCAGAGATTGAACACATTGAGTTCTGCCAAATGCATCCGGTGTTTGATGGCACCACATGGGTCATGTGTAGGAGCCCTACTGTGGGTATGATGAAGGATCTCACCAACATCAGACCACAGGTCCTCCCCGATGGAAGCATCGATGTCAAATCATTTCGCACCTGGTGTCACGCTGTTGGCACCGGCGGTATGAGGCTGGCAGGTGGGATTCCCATCTTCCAGTCCCATTATTCTGCTATGATCAGGTTCGGACAAGGATCCAAGAGCAAGCTGACGGGATTCGGAGATCGGTCCACTGG